ATTTATTGTACGCATCCGTGGAAGCTGAAAATACTGATGATATACTTATGGCTAATGTATTGATGATTACATCGAACATGTTATTGATTCCCAATCATTATTTTAAAAAGAGTGACACTTTAAGGTTAACTTGTAGGAAGGTTAATGCTGAAGCTGTCGGAGGGAGTTTTGTAACACGTATTTGTAAGGATTCTTCAGTACATATTGAAGGCACTGATTTTAGGTTGTGCTATTCAAGTACTGGAGGTTCTTACCGTAATTTGCTTAAGTTCTTTCCACTTGGTGAAATTGTTTCACATCCATTCAAGATGTTATGGAGACAGAGAACTGGAGAATTGATTACTGCACATGGAATGTGTAAAGCTGGCCGAGTATCCAATGGCACTTGTAATTTTGACGGAGGAGCATATTATAACCTCTCGATGAACACATTTGGTGGATTATGTGGAGCTACATTACTTTCAGAAACCAGAACACCTATGATAACAGGATTGCATTTAGGTGGAAAAGATGGACAACCAGTTGGTTGCATGGGTACTTTAACTCATAAACAATTACTGGATGCTATTTTACAGATCAAAAGTATTGATGGTGTATTGCAAACCGGAGATGGAGAACATTTTACACAAGAGGTATTAGGTGTTAATGTCACCACACAGGATGGCTTGCATGAAAAGAGTCCTATCAATTTCTTACCTGAAGGATCGCAATTTTCGTATTATGGTTCTTGTTCTGGAGCAGTTACATCCAGGTCTGATGTTAGGCGTACACCAATTTCGCATATTGTTACGGAAGTGACAGGTGTGGAAAATATTTGGGGTGCTCCTAAGATGAAACCGGAATGGTATGGCTGGCAGATGGCCTTGGCTAATGCTAGTAAACCAGGTGAACCATTTCCCCATAAACTGTTGAGCATAGCTATAAAGGACTACAAAGCACCATTGATTGAGTTGGTGCATACGTTGAAGTGGAAGGTGAAGCCATTGACGGATATGGAGAATGTTAATGGTATTCCAGGTTGTAGATTCGTGGACGCTATTAATTTCAACACATCCATTGGATACCCATTGAAAGGACCTAAGTCACGGTACGTTATTGATTTAGAGCCAACAAAGGAGGGTTATCCACAGAGGATGTTTACACAGGAAATTATGGATGATATTGAACGAGTTTTAGGATTTTATAAGCGTGGACAACGTGCGTATACAATTGCTAAGGCTTGTAAAAAGGATGAAGCTTTACCTGTTGCAAAGGGAAAGTGTAGAATATTTTATGGTAATCCAATAGCTCTTACGTTTTTAGTGAGAAAATATTATTTACCAGTCGTTCGTTTCCTTCAAATGAATCCATTAATGTCTGAGTGTGCTGTTGGTATTAATTGCCATGGTCCAGAATGGGACGATTTTTATAATCATGTTATGACATTTGGTGATGAAAGGTTATTTGGTGGTGATTATAGTAAGTATGACCAAAAATTACCTTCACAATTGTTAATAGCATCATTGAGAATATTAATCGATTTGGCGGAAGTTATGGGTTATGATCAGGAGGATAGAGACATTATGAGCGCTATGGCTGGTGATATTGTGTATTCATTGGTAGCCTTTAATGGTGATTTAGTGGGTTTGCAGTCAGGCACTCATATTTCAGGCAATTCATTAACAGTGATATTGAATGGAATATGTGGTAGTTTGAATTTGCGAGCTTATTTTTATACACAATATGCGTCAGACATAAAGTTTCGTGATGCAGCAAAGATCATGACATACGGTGATGACAACATTGGATCCGTTTCAGAAAAGTATCCTAAGTTTAATATTAAAGGGTGCTCAGAATTTTTAGAAAGTTACGGTCAAAAGTACACTATGCCCGATAAGGATAGTGAATTGAGTGCTTATCTAAAACCCGAAAATTTTGAGTTTTTGAAACGATTTAGTGTGTGGCATGCCGATTTAGGTGCGCATGTAGGAGCTTTATTAGATTCGAGTATAATGAAGTCCTTACATTGCTATTTGCGGCCTAAGAATGCGCCTTTAACTCCAAAGGAAGCATGCGCGACCAATATAGATGGTGCTTTACGGGAGTGGTTTAATCACGGTGAAGATGTTTATGAAATGCGTAGGAAACAAATGAGAGAAGTCGCTGCTATGGCTGGCATAACTCATATGTGTACTATGTTGGACGAGAC